GCATAAATACTATAGAAACTAACTATGGGAAGTAAAGATGGCACAGCCTACTACAAGAACACAATTTAAAGAGTGGTGCTTACGAAAGTTAGGTAAACCAGTTATTGAAATTAACGTTGATGTTGATCAGATAGATGATCGAGTTGACGAAGCATTATCCTACTATTGGGATTATCACTTTGACGGAACTGAGAGAACTTTTTTAAAGCATCAAATCACAGCCGCTGACATAACTAATGGCTACATTACTGTGCCTGAGAATATCATTGGCGTAGTTAACTTATTCCCTATTGGATCTAGTATTACAGCTAGTAGCGGTATGTTTAATGTTCAATATCAATTTGTTCTTAACAACATACATGATATGGTTAATTATAACATGACTAACTACTACATGTCAATGCAAAACTTACAGTTTATGGAAGAATTATTAGTAGGTAAGCAACCTATCCGATACAATAGACACGTGAACAGATTACATGTTGACACAGACTGGAAAAGATTAGCAGTAGGAACATGGATGGTAGCTGAAGCGTATCAAGTTGTTGAGCCCACAACGTATGGTAACGTATGGAAAGATCGCTGGTTGCAAAGTTATGCATCAGCTAAGATAAAGTATCAATGGGGTGCTAATATAACTAAGTTTAACGGAATGACCTTACCGGGTAATATCCAGTTCAACGGAGAACAAATTTTAAATGATGCGGCACAAGAGATTCAAAAACTAGAAGATGAAATGATATCCTCTTACTCTTTGCCTGTTGTTGACATGATAGGATAACTAAAGTGGCTAAAAATTACTACTTTGAGAACTATGAAAACTCGATGGAGCAATCTCTCATCGAGGATCTTGTCGTTGAATCTATCCAGATTTACGGCGTAGATGTATGGTACCTACCTAGAACTAAAGTAGCTGAAGATGATATACTGAACGAAGATGATCTGCCGACATTTGATGACGCATATCTAGTAGAAATGTACGTTAAGAATGTTGACGGATTCGAAGGAGAAGGAGACTTCTTATCCAAGTTCGGTCTACAAATTCGTGACTCGATTACTATGACTATGGCACAGAGAACATACGAACTAGAAGTTGGTATGATTACGGAAGTTAATCGTCCACGTGAAGGCGATCTCATCTATCTACCGCTGAACAATAAGTTCTTCGAACTACAGCACGTAGAGCATGAGGCAATCTTCTATCAAATAGGCTCACTACAGACTTATGACCTTCGTGCGGAACTCTTTGAATATAGTGGCGAAACATTCAACACTGGTGATGTCGTAATAGATAACTATTTTGACAAGATAAACAGATTCGTTGACACAGAATCAACAGCATTTGTGGCAGAAGTCAGAAGTGGTGTATACTACGTCAAAGAAGTTGAAGATAGAGGCGATCTATTAGTACAACCCACTCTTCAACTATATAAGGGAGAAACTTATACATTCGATGTGAGTCACAGTTCTATGGGTGGATATCCTATATCATTCTACACTACAAACTCGCCTTCGACTGGCGTTGTCTTACCATCTACAACAGCAAACATTGTGTACTCGGGAACACCAGGCACCACAGGTGCTACTGTTAGTATTACTCCAGCACTTACTGCGGTTAACGATGTCATAGTTCATTATATAAGCACAACAACCTTGGGAATGGGAGCTACAGTAACGCTACTTGCGTCTAAACTAGAAGTTGAAATATATGATGAGTTAGCTGATAATACAACAATAGAAACTCTAGGTGATAACATAGTAGACTTCACGCAAAATAATCCATTCGGTGAGGATAACTTTTAATGTTCGGACAACACTTTTATAACGAAACAACTCGTAGATACGTAGCAGTATTCGGAACACTCTTCAATGATATTCAGATAGGTCGCAAGAACAATGCGGGTGTTGAAATCAAAAGAATGACGATACCAATAAACTACGCACCTGTACAGAAACTATTAGCTAGGCTAGATCAAGACCCTAACCTAGACGCACCAGCTATGACTTTGCCTAGAATGTCTTTCGAGATAACTGGCATGACGTATAACCCAACACGAAAGCTTCCTTCTTTAACTAGACAGAGTAAGTCTATCAGTGCGAATGATAGTGCAATGACAACACTACACACTCCTGCTCCATATGATCTAGAATTTACATTAAATATAATGACTAAGTACACTGAAGATGGAACTAAGATACTAGAACAGATACTACCATACTTTAAGCCTGACGTTACTGTCAGTGTTAAGATGATAGATACTATGGACTTTTATGTAGATATTCCAGTTATACTAAATTCAGTCAGTACCGAAGACACATACGAAAGCGACTTTCAGACTAGAAGAGTACTCACTTGGACTCTAAACTTTACTATGAAAGCTTATTACTTTGGTCCAGTAGCTACAAAAAGAACTATTAAGTTCGCAGAAGCAAGTATATACACCAGCACAACTTCAACCAATTTTGAAGAAAAGATTCAAGTTCGACCAGGGTCAACGTCTGCTAACGTGGCAACGACCGTACTCGCAGATAGTGTTCCTTATGCGGACATTAACGTAGATGACAATTGGGCAAATATCGTAACAATAACGGATACATAATGATTGATGAAATTAGCAATAGCCTAGGACTTGCTCCTATGGATGAAGTGGTTGAAGGTAAAGTTGTAGTGGATAAGAAATCTCTTCCTGCTACAGCTACCAACGTAGACTATGCGGATAAAGACTATGACTACGCAAGAACCAACTTCTATAATATAATCGAGACTGGCACTGAAGCCCTTGAGCAAATGTTGGATGTCGCTAAGGCATCTGAACATCCTCGTGCGTATGAAGTGGTCTCAACTATAATGAAAACTTTGGTAGATGCAAACAAAGACTTGGTAACAATGTCCGAAAAGAAGAAGCCCAAAGAAACTGTTGATGGTCTACCTATGACTAATAACAATCTGTTTGTAGGATCTACTGCCGAGTTACAACAGTTATTAAAGGACATGCGTAAAGGTGAGTAGTATAGTAGAACGTGGATATAATGGCAACGTTAATCTAAAACGTAAAGGAACTCCAATCGAGTTCTCTCAGGACATGGTTGCTGAGTTTCTAAAATGTGCAAAAGATCCCATATATTTTTCTGAGAAGTACATACAAATTGTACACGTAGATCATGGCTTGATTCCAATCAAGATGTATGATTATCAAAAGGATATCTGCGAAGCTATCACACATAACAGGCGAGTTACAGTAAACACATCTCGACAGGCTGGTAAAACAACTACCGCTGTTGCAGTTATACTACACTATGTACTATTTAACGATTACAAAACATGTGCGCTTTTAGCCAACAAAGGTGATGCCGCTCGTGAGATTTTAGATAGAATTAAAATTGCATATGAAGCTTTACCGAAATGGCTACAGCAAGGTGTGATAGAATGGAACAAAGGAAGTGTTGAGTTTGAAAACGGTTGTAAGATCATTGCAGGAAGTACATCAAGTTCTGCTATTCGAGGTAAGTCTATATCGTTTCTTTATATCGATGAGACGGCTTTTGTAGAGAACTGGGACGAGTTCTTTGCTTCTGTATTCCCAACTATTTCGTCTGGTAACACAACTAAGATATTATTCACATCTACGCCTAATGGTCTAAATCACTTCTACAAAACTTGTATGGGTGCTAAAGAAGATATTAACGGATACGTATATATCGAAGTGCCTTGGAATAAAGTACCTGGTCGTGACGAAGCTTGGAAGAAAGAAACTCTACAGGCTATGGATTTCGACACACAGAAATTCTCTCAAGAATTCGAGTGCAACTTCTTAGGTAGTTCTGGAACACTAATAGAAGGATCTAAACTTAAAACTCTAGTTGATGTAAAGCCTGTGGCTGAGAATTCTCACATGAAAGTCTATGCTCAACCAGAGAAAGATAGAGTGTACGTCATCGTAGTCGATGTATCTAGAGGCAAAGGATTAGACTATTCTGCGTTTCAAATAATAGACGTTACTGAGATGCCATACAATCAAGTATGTGTGTATAGAGACAATACTGTCACACCAATCGACTACGCTGAAATCATATATAGATGTATACAGAGGTACAATGAAGCGTACACTCTTATAGAAATAAATGATATAGGTGAGCAAGTCTCAGAAATACTTCATTACGAATTTGAAGTAGAGACCTTAATGTTTACCGAGTCAGCTGGAAGGTCAGGAAAAAGAATATCTACTGGATTCAAAAAAGGTTCAGATAAGGGAGTTCGTACAACTAAGTCGGTCAAGCAAGTTGGATGTAACATGCTAAAGATGTTGATAGAACAAGATCAACTTAGGATACACGATTTCCAAACAATAAACGAACTATCTACGTTCTCTAGAAAGGCAAACTCATACGAAGCAGAATCCGGTTGTCACGATGACTTGGTGATGTGCTTAGTATTATTTGCTTGGATGTCAGATCAAGCGTTTTTCAAAGAAGTCACAGATATAAATACTATCGATAGACTGAGATCAAGGAATGAAGAAGAACTAATGGAAAGCCTTCTGCCAATCGGTTTCAATACGTATGATGAGGATATCAGCGAAGAACAGTTTGGAGAACAGTGGAATTTTCACTAATATGGTGAATCACTGTTTTTATAAATATAAAGAGAATAAAGAAGTTTATAACTTACAAAATAAACAAGGAGAAATAAGAGATGGCTTTTCAAACAAGTCCAGGCGTTAACATAAGCGAAATCGACCTAACAAATGTCGTTCCTGCTGTATCGACCACTGAGGGCGCTATTGCGGGCGTATTTCGTTGGGGCCCAGAAAATCAACGCATACTAGTATCATCAGAAAAGGATTTAGTTAGTCGTTTCGGCGAACCAGCTAACTACTACACTAATGCTGCCTTAACACAGTCATGGACAAACCATGAAACATGGTACACAGCCGCTAACTTTTTAGCATACAGTGATGCGTTATACGTAACACGTGTGTGTGATGGAACAGCCGCTGTTGCTACAAGCACAAACATTAATGCAAAATATAAAGGTCTTTTAGGTAACTCTATTAAAGTATCTCATTGTACTGATGGAAACTTTGATGCTGTTACTCGTGCATACACAATCACAATTGCACCTTTTGCGACTACAGGATCAATTGCGGCCTTGCCTACATCTGCTGGAGCATCTACGTTCTTATCAGTTGGAGACAATGTAGTACTTTCAGACGGTACGCTATTAGAAGTAATTTCTTTAGCAACTGCTACTGCTACTGGAGGAACTTTTGCACAAGTAATCACATTCAAAACTGCTTACAACAATCACACAGCATATGCCGCTCAGTTCAAGTCTCAATGGGGCGATGCTGATCTATTTGATGCAGGACCAACAAGTGGTGGAATTCACTTAGTTGTCAGAGATACTGATGGCAAGATTTCTGGTACTGTTGGAACAATCATCGAAAGATGGGAAAACGTCAACTGCGTATCTACTGCTAAAAAGACAGATGGTTCTACAAACTATATTCACGATGTATTGCATCAACATTCTAATTGGGTTGCTGTAACAGTTGCTCAGAGTGTTCTTCTTGCGGCTGCTGGAATCACATACGGTTCTGCAACACTCACAGGCGGAGTAGAAGGCGCTGATGAAGTCAACGTAACTCTAGCTACTGTTGCTCCTGGATATGACTTGTACAAAGATCCTGCTGATGTAGATATCTCTTTGATTCTACAAGGTAAGGCAATCGGTACAACTCTTGCTAATTACATCATTGCTAACGTTTGTGAAGTTCGTAAGGATTGCGTATTATTCGTATCTCCTGCAATAGGCGACATCACACCAGCACAGATGGTAACATTCGCAGGGGCTATATCTGCCACAACTTTCGCAGTCATTGACAGCGGATATAAATATCAGTACGATAAGTATGCTGATGTATATCGTTGGATCCCACTTAACGGTGATATCGCAGGCATCTGTGCAAGAACAGACGATGTTAGAGACCCTTGGTTCTCACCTGCTGGTTATAACAGAGGTCAAGTTAAGAACGTAGTCAAGCTACAGCTTAACCCAGCCAAAGCCCAGAGAGATTTACTATATAAGAACAACGTTAACCCAGTTATTACTCAGCCAGGTCAAGGAACTGTATTATTCGGTGATAAGACTAACGCTGGTGTAGCATCTGCATTTGATCGAATTAACGTTCGTAGATTGTTCATTGTACTAGAGAAGGCAATCGGCATAGCCGCTAAGTCTACTCTGTTCGAATTCAATGACGAATTCACAAGAGCGCAGTTTAAGAACTTAGTTGAGCCCTTTTTACGAGATGTTCAAGGTAGACGTGGAATTTATGACTTCAGAGTTGTAGTTGATGCAACAAACAACACAGCCGCAGTCGTAGACTCTAATAAGTTTGTTGGTGACATTTACATTAAGCCAGCACGTTCTATCAACTTCATTCAGTTGAACTTCGTTGCGGTTAGATCGGGCGTAGAGTTCACAGAAGTCGTTGGACAGTTCTAATAAATACTAATTCAAAGGAGAAATGAATAATGGCTTTCAACATTAACGAAATCAAAAGCCAAT